CGCACGGCTGATGAAAACTGATCACGAGGATAGCTGGGTAGACATCTGCGGATATGGAGCTCTAGGTGGCGAAGAAACGAAAGATAAGTAAAACAGACAAGCTAATACGCTTTATTAGAGTAGAGCAGCTTGACTCTTACTTGAAAGACGGCTGGAAGGTCTTGGACCGCGGCACTGAAATGGTAACTATTTACAGGAAGTAACATGACCCTTCAAATGCACATGGACCCGCCAAAGTCAGAGTGGGTGCCACCGGCTGAGTTGCCAGACATATTCGACGCCAAACAAATTGCCATTGACGTTGAGACACGAGACCCCAACATCAAGACCAACGGGCCCGGATGGGCAACGGGTGACGGCGAGATTGTAGGCTATGCCATAGCCGTTGACGGCTGGTTTGGTTACATACCTATACGCCATGAGCACGGCGGTAATCTGGATGAGCGCATAGTCAACAAGTGGCTCAAAAAAGTCTTTGAATGCCCCGCTGATAAAATCATGCACAACGCACAATATGATGCGGGCTGGATACGCCGTATGGGCTTTACTATCAACGGGCGGATAATCGACACAATGGTTGTTGCGTCCTTACTTGATGAAAACAGGTTTAGCTACAGTTTAAACAACGTGGCCTATGATTATCTGGAGAAGGTAAAAGTTGAAAAAGATTTAAGAGAAGCCGCAATAAGCTTCGGCCTCGACCCCAAGTCAGAAATGTGGAAGATGCCCGCCATGTATGTCGGCCCATATGCCGAAGGTGACGCCACGCTAACGCTGGAGTTATGGAAATATCTGTCTGTAGAACTGACCAAGCAAGACTTGTGGAGCATAGCTAATCTAGAACTGGACGTTCTGCCATGCCTGATCGACATGACATGGCGCGGAGTCCGTATAGATCAGGACAGGGTTGAGAGAACACGGAACCAGTTACTTAAAAGAGAACAAGTCGTTCTTAAAAAAATAAAAGCTATGACCGGACTCAATGTAGAAATATGGGCGGCACAATCTCTAGCCATAGCTTTTAAAGAACTAAGCATAGACTATCCAAAAACAGAAAAAGGCGCACCGTCTTTTACTAAACAGTTTCTGTCTGACCACCCGCACGAGTTTCCCAAGCTGGTAGTCGAAGCCCGCAACCTGAACAAGACCAGCGGGACGTTTATCAATACCATTATGAAGCACTGCCGGTCAGATGGGCGCATACACGGTCACATAAACCAGATCAGATCGGACGACGGCGGGACCGTATCGGGGCGATTATCAATGTCTAACCCCAACCTACAACAAATACCGGCCCGCGACCCAGAGCTTGGCCCAATGATCCGTAGTTTGTTTCTACCAGAAGAAGGCGAGGAGTGGGCGGCTATAGATTTCTCGCAACAGGAACCGCGGATCTTGGTTCATTACGCACACGTTCTGGGTAATTCAAAAAACAGAGTCCCATTTAGAGGGGCGGAGGAGTTTGTAAATGCTTATAGACATAATCCTGATATGGATTTTCATACGATGGTGGCAGAAATGGCGTCGATCAATCGCAAACAGGCGAAGACGATTAACTTGGGCATGATGTACGGCATGGGGGTTAACAAGCTGGCCGCTCAGTTAGATATTGAAGTAGAAGAAGCCAGAGGCTTGATCACGCAATATCATGACCGCGTTCCATTCGTTAAAGGATTGATGAATGGAGTTATGGATCACCTAAACAGAGACAAAAGCACGGGCGCGATTAGCTCTATACTGGGACGTAAGTGCCGATTTGATCTGTGGGAGCCTTCTACATTTGGTATGTCCAAAGCCCTGCCATACAACCAAGCACGGGATGAATATGGTGAAACAGCCCGTCTCAAGCGGGCATATACCTACAAAGCTTTGAACCGGTTGATTCAAGCGTCGGCAGCGGACATGACCAAGCAAGCTATGGTAAACATTTACAAAACTGGCCGCATCCCGTTAATTCAAATACATGATGAAATCGCCATGTCTGTGAAAAATCGTGAAGAAGCAAAAGAAATTGCAGAAATTATGGAAAATGCTGTAACATTGGAAGTACCAAGTAAATGCGACGTTGAAATCGGTCCAAGTTGGGGCGAAGCATCGTAACTTTATTCATGGTAATCCTCCCTTAGAACTGGCTCCGCTTCGGCGGGGCCTTTTTTACTTGCAATCCTATATACAATCCTATATAGTCCCTTACAGAAGGAGTAAGAAATGGACATAACCAAATGGAAATCTGTTCTGGTGCCGATTGAAGTTTACACTGAGATCAAGAAAACAGCCAAAGCAGAAGGCCGGACTATCAGCGGACAATTAAAAATTGTCTGGGAAGTCTATAGAAAATCTGTGTTAAATAAGGTTTAATTTAAGATGCGGGGCTTTGCCCTTAAAAAAATTTAACTACTGGATGGGAGTTTATGGGATGTTAAACAGAATATGTTGTGTATGTTCTGCTCCGGCTACCGCAAAAGAAGGTAGCGCATGGCTTTGCAGTGACCATTGGCTGATGATCTGGTCACCTAAAACAAAATCGTGTGAAGAATGTGGTGGTGACGGGCAAGTCGAATACGAACGTCCTGTTGTGGATTTTAATCGGGGCGGCTATCTTGAAGGTTACATGGACAATTGTGAACAATGTAACGGGTCAGGTGAAGTCAATGAATGACATAATAGATGAATTATTAGAAAATTCTCAATGTCCACGATGCCATACCGCCCTACCACCTATCGCGGTCCACGGCCATGTCCAATGTTCTGTTTGTAAATTGTATATAAATGAGTGCTGTACGGGAGAACGGGATGAAGTGTCCGAAGTGTAAATCAAAAAGTAAGGTATATGACAGTCGAGCTAACGGGGAAACAATACGGCGGCGACGCCGGTGCCTTAAATGCAAACACCGCTACGCAACAATAGAAATTTTAGAAGTTAAAGCTGACAAGCTGGATGAGCTTATGGGCGGAGTCAAAGATAGTCTGGATAATTTGTGTAACATAACCGGCGCACAAAAACGTAAAAAGTACAAGCCGGTCAATCGTAGAAAACCTACGGTTAAAGAGATGGATTTTGACAGCATGACCGACGAAGAATTAGAAGCCTTAATTTATGGTGATTAATTAAAAAAAGGGCTTGCATATAAGCCTCTAAGGGTGTATATAAGATACATCCCGTAGTTGAAGCCCCCAAGGTTGGTTTGCCCCCGCCTTGGGGGTTTTCTTTTGCGCTTGACATCCTATAGGTATGGGAGTATATAGGGTTATGTTAAACATTAGCTAAACGGGAGACGTAAATGGCTAGAAAATGGACTGACGCCCAGCGCAAGGCACAATCTGCGCGGATCAAGAAATCTTGGAAGAATAAAAAGAAAGTGGCCAAGATTAAACAGGAGCCTTGGGAAGTAGCTCAAGAAAAGCGCGAAGCGGACCGCAAAGCCAAGGTTGCTGCGTTGCGGGAAGTTATGCTTGCTCCACAAATGGAAGCCGCTCTTGAAGCCGCGATAGTAATGCAGGACTTTATCTGTGATTATCAGGAAGAGTTTGAGATATATCGTGCGTCTATTCCTCGTGATATGCTGGCCGCTAAAAGAAAGCTGGAGTCAGCTTTCGGTATGATTGGTGGCGAGGGTTATCAAAACCCCAGATATGAAAGGGCTGATGAAGATGCCTAGAGACGATACAATTGTTTTGGAAAAATCTATGAACATGGATTGGGGTCATGCGTGTGAGTTGGTTGAGAAAGCCGTGCATCTATTTGCGTCAAATACAGCAAGAGCCGACTCATTCAGCCCCGAAGCCGTAAACAAATCCATAGAAATAGAAGCCGCTTGGAGAAGGATACAACGTGGATAAATCTAAAGACGACTTCGAGTCTGCGGCTGACGAAATGGAAGACCTGTTAGACCGGTTTGAAGCCGCTGGCTATAACAGCGGAGCCGCACTAGGCGGTGCAATGCAGGTCATTATATTTAGAATGGCTAACGGCGCACCAAACGCGGCAACCGCACTAGGGTTCATGGGATCCTGCATGAGTACCGCAGCCCTGATGATCACCGAAGCAGACGACGAGACGGAACACTGACCACGGCCCTCGCTCCATTATTTTGGGGCGGGGGTTGACTTATTTTTTTATTTAGTTTATGTATGGGATAAATCTTATATCACTACGGGAGATTGAAATGAAAGTGGACCTACCATTAGAGCTTTGGGAAGCCGTCATCGTCGCAATTGATAATGACTTAAATGATTTTAGAGATTGCGGCACTGAAGGTCATCCAGAACTGGACATCCGTTACGGCAAAATGCTTCAAGCACGTGGCGAAATTCTTCTTGAAATGAGGGAGAACAACAATGCCAAAGTTTAAGGTCTACATTAGAGTTATGATTGACGACATTGAAGCCAGTAGCGAAGAAGAGGCAAAGGAATTAGCCGCGTCAGATTATATTTGGGAAGATTACTTTAAAGATTTTGATGTTGAGGAGATGGACAATGCCAAAGTTTAAGGTAACTGCCACGATGGACGTGGGCTACGAACTAATCGTCGAAGCTCGTAACGAAGTCGAAGCATGGGAATTTGCAGGCACCGCTGACATCGACGGCTGGGAGAGTAAAGGCGGCCAAGACTGGACGATGGAGGGGATTTGGGAGGTGAGCGATGATTAACCCTTACCCAAACGGTGTTTTTGTTTTTAAATACCTACCCGTCGAGGGCTGCGAAGAGTGTGAGTTCTTTGAAACAGCCTGCCCCGAATGCATTCTTTATGGGGAAGCTAAAGAGATTAAGGATGAATGAAATAGGGTACGACGATATATTCATCGTGGCCTATCTGGTCAGCGGGCTCGCCCTGCTGGCCTTTCTTGTTTGGGACGCTTGGAAAGACAAATAAAAAACCCCAGCCGCGAGGGCTGGGGTTGGTTGTTACTTGTTTAACGCTTTGAGTGTGGCTCTTGCCGAAAAAACTATCGGCCAACAGTCGTCCACGTTCTCTGGATCTGCCGCATAGAACTCACACCTAGAAACAAACTCATCCCATTCAGGGCTGGGCGTATCGTCGATGTAATAATGCGATTTTGTTGACCGCAGTATTTTTGGACTATCCATGTCCGCGCAGTCACGATGATCGTCATAGTAGCGTTTGGGTATGCGTATCCCTTGGTCATTGTTCATTACAATGTCTCCCGTAGTTGTTAACGATTTCAAACAGCGAAGGTAAACTTTACCTTATATAAGAGTCTATCATAAAATCCCATACTTGCATAGGGGGGTGCGACACTATGTCGCAGGTCTTCTGTAATCGTTGGTGAAAGCCAAAAACGCCGTTGGCCGGTCGAGGGTAGTAAACCACCGGAAAACACCTAAAGCCCGTGCATGGGCTTCTATGGGAGATTATGGGTGGTTAACCTGATTTTAGTTAACGCCGCTAAAACTTTATAAAATTTTATGCTTGACATATATGGGATAGTATGCTAGGGTATAAGAACAGTCAGAAATGATTGTGCGGGCGGGGTGGTGAAGACACCCTAGCGACTCTACGGCCTCAGTGCCGACTGGGAACCACGGTTCCAGTAGCCGCCTCGCCCAACGCTGTTTCACATTGTTAATTTCTACGGGAGGTATCTATGTCAGATACAACTAACGCCGCGTCCGTCTGGGCTGTTCAAAGTCGTTTACTCAAAACCAAGGAATGGGGAGATTGCTACAGCTTCACCTCAATCCTGATTGAAGAGTGTAATGGCAACCGTCTGGACAAAGTCGAGGATAACACCTTCGATTTAGGTTACGTTCGGGCTCAAGCTTCTTTGAATTATCATCGAAAGATGTTTAGCTCAACCCAAGAATTTCAAATCGTTCTTAAAGAAGGACACTTTGATAATCTTGGAAAAGAGTTTACTTTCAAAGGGTTAGCTCAAAAGGTTGACTGATCGCGGATCACGGTTCAAAGGGGCGGCCTTCGGGCGGCCTCTTTTTTAGTAACGGTATACAGTATATAGAGCCCAGAATAAAAAAAATATTTTTTTATAAAAAATAGCCGTTACATCCGTTACAGCGTTACAAACGTAATAAGTTACTAATATATAAAGATATTATTGTAACTTATTTTGTAACTTATTTAAAACAAGAAAAGTTACACTAAAATACAAAATCGCCTAATGGGGGTGTGGCAATATTTTTTTTGAAAAATATATTTCTGGCGTATATAAAGGATACGGTGTTTAACGAACGTGACCTTTTTAACTGAGGATTGATGATGGGTAGCAGAGCAGCAAGCAAGGTAACAGGAAAGCCCCGTGAGACTAGAGGACGGCCACCGGCCAGCACTGAGCAGCCTTTGACCCGTAAGCAGGAGCTTTTTGTCAAAGAGCTTGTGAGCAAGGACGGGCAGATAACTTTGCGAGAGGCGGCAATCAATGCTGGCTATTCTGCAACGTCGGCGCATAGCAGGGCGTATGAGCTAACCAACCAGCATATCTCGCCCCACGTTGTTGCCGCTATCAACTCGTATCGGCGCGAACTGGATGAGAAATACGGGGTTACATATCAAAGGCATTTGCGGGATTTACAATCTATTCGGGATGTGGCTTTGGAAAACGGGGCTTACTCTGCCGCCGTTCAAGCTGAGTACCGAAGGGGGCAAGCGCAAGGCGACATCTATGTCAGCAAGTCTGAGATCAGAACA